ACAATTTGGTTATATTCAAGCTAGGCAAGAAGCATACGGTTCGGTCCAAGACCAACTTGATATGATGTACTGGGATAAAGTAAACGGTACAGAGTTATGGAAAGAGCATGTTGATACAGTCAAAGCTAATAATCCAAAACCTTCATAAGTAATTGACACAGTTACAAGATATGCGTGAACACGCCTTAGAGCGTGCTAACTATAAATGCGAATGGGCAGACTGCGACAATACACACATACGATTAGAGATGGCACATCTCGTTGGTATTGGTATGGGCGGTAGAAATAAAGATACTAAGTATGATATAAACAATGTTGCTATGCTATGTAAACAACATCATGATATTTATGATGGACGCATACAGTCATTAGCAAAAAAAGAATATAGAAAACTTTTAACTGCTTATTTAAACTTATCAAGATAACTTAATCTGTTACAATCTAATTTATGGATTACATAGTAGGATTTATCCTTGGTTATTTTTTAAAAGAAATTGGTTTGCTTATTAAAAGAGTAAGTGAATGGGACCTATCTAATCGTTCTGTATATGATAAAGATTGGGATTTCTTTTCAGTACATGAAGATGATCTACCATAATGTCTGATCAAAACGGCAACGGCTTTACTACAAAACAATACCTTGAATTGATCAAGGAAGGACAGGCAGAATTGAAACAAGAACTTAAATCAATTAATCAACGCATTGATGTACTACACGAAAAGGTCAATGCAAAAATAGACAAGTCAGAATTTTATAAAACACTTTTACTAATTGCTACAGTTATATCGTTAGTAGGTGCTTTCGCTTTAGGTATCTAATGGCAACATTAAAGATCGATACAAAGACTTTAATACCAATCTTATTATCATCATTAGTAGCAGTAATAGGTTGGTTATTTAATACAATAGAAGAACTACAATTAGCACATAGTTCAATGATGGAACAACTACGCATATTAGAAAAAGATTTAGATATGCAAGAAAGTTTGTTTAGTGAGTTATTATTTAAGTTAGGTGGATAACATCTGTTATAATAAGATAAACAGTTAGGAATGATTATGCCAAAAGGCGTTGGGTATCCTAAAGGATACAAGAAAATGAAAAAAGGTAAAAAGAAAAAGAAATAGTTATGCCTTTCAAAAAACGTGGCAAGTATTATTATTTGCCAAGCGGAAAGAAAATGACACTCAAACAAGTACAAGCATATTACGCTAGAAAGAAAAAAAGATAATGCCACCGAAGAAAAAAGTATGGAATAAAAAAAGACCTAAGTCACTAGGTAAATCTAAGAAGTTAACTTCTTCACAGAAATCTAAAGCAAAAGCTAGAGCAAGAAAAGCTGGACGTAAGTATCCTAACCTAGTTGATAACATGTGGGCAAGCAAACAATAAATTTTGAAAGTATCCTGTCCTAAATGTGGACAACCACTTAAAGTTAGCGCATATAAATTATCTTGCATAAATAAAAAATGTCTTGACTATAATAAAGAAGAAGATGTGTAAGATATGTGTAGCAGATGACGGTTCATTCGTAAGAATATGTAACTGTGAGTATGGAGATATAAACTGTGAATGTGATAAGTAGGGATAACTGGGGTGCTAAACCTAATAAGACAAAGTTTAGTAAGCTAGGAGAAGTCAAAGGTTTAGTGGTACATTGGTCTGCTTATCCTATAGCTGTAGGTAATCAAGCAGAGATGGACCAGGTTAAGAAGATACAAGCGTTACATCAGAACGATAGAGGTTGGAACGACATAGCGTATAATTTTTTAGTAGGAGATACAGGTCAGATATATGAAGGCAGAGGTTGGGGTAACAGAAGTGCTGCACAAGGTGGCAATAGTAGGGAAGAAATTAACTTTAATAACAAGCATTATGTTGCTGTGTGTTGGTTGGGTGGTATCAATCCTACCGACAAACCATCAGCTAAAGCTATTGAAAGTGTTAAGTGGATCTACGAACAAGTCGGTGGAGAATTAAGACCGCATAGTTCTTTTAAACAAACTGATTGTCCAGGAGATAGTTGGCGACAACACATTGTAGAAGGTTTAGTTACCAACGCAGTTAGTAATGATAGTCCACCTGATATGGTGTTACCACAAACTTTTCATAAAAAACTCGATACCATTATTGCTAAACTAGAAAACATAGAAAACAAATTAAAACTAGGAAGGATCTTACAATGAGTGAAGAACTTAAAGATATGTTAGAGCGTGCGGCTTGGACCTTTGTTGAAGCGTTCCTATCTGCATTAGTTATCAGTCCCATAGCAGGAGTTGAAGCTAATGCACTACAAATCGCAGCAATAGCTGGCGGTGGTGCTGCATTATCTGTAATTAAAACATTCGCAAAGAAAAAAATAAGCTAATATACTAGTCCTAACAGGGCTATAAGGAGGTATCATGCCTAAGAAAACTAAAGACGAATGGGGTAATAATTTCTATAAGTCTGGGTGGCAACCTGGAATAGAGATTAACGAACAGAACGGTCAAGGTGAACTGACACACGTTGGAACTGATCCAAACTATCATAATAAGTTTGATGAAATTCTGCGTGGTTGGGGATATGATCCTGAACATTATGAAATAGAAGGTACAGTACGTTCATCTAGCTGGGAAGTACAGCTTAAAGGTGGTCGGACTGAAACCTTTTACGCATTTAAAGGACTTGTTAAAAAGAAATCTCGTGGTCATGACAAGTATTTCAAAGAATTATTTAAACAAGCTAAACGAAAACCACCAGTAAAACCTACAACACATGGTGGTGATACTGCATTCTTATTCTTTATGGCAGACTGGCAGCTTGGTAAAAAAGATTACGGTGTAGAGAACACTATTAAAAGATATGACGTAGCATTACAAGACGCAGTTAATCGTATCAAAGAACTACGCAAGATAGGTGTAAAGATAGATGAGATATACATGATAGGATTAGGTGACCTCACAGAAAACTGTTCACAGTCTTACTACTCGTCAATGCCGTTCAATGTCGAACTCACATTGATTGAGCAATACGCATTAGCTAGATCAATGATAATGAAAACAATAGATACATTCTTACCATTGGCAGATAAGTTAGTACTAGCTGGCGCACCAGGAAATCATGGTGAAACAACTCGTGCTGGTAAAGGACAAGTCTTAACCAGTAGATTAGATAACTCTGATACTATGCACTTACAGATATGTGAAGAAATTATGAATGCTAATCCAGAACGTTATGGCAAGGTAACAGTAGAAGTACCAGACGGTTTCCATCAAGTCATGGACATCAAAGGTATTACATGTGGTTGGACACATGGTCACATGAGCAGTGGCAGTGGTAACGCAGAAGCAAAGATAGAGAGTTGGTGGAAGGGACAGATGTATGGATTTCTTCCAGCAGGTGAATGTCAAATACTTATCACTGGTCACTATCATCATTTTAGAAGTAAACAACAAGGAGATCGTACTTGGTTTCAATCTCCATCACTAGATAAATCAATAGACTTTACTGCACGTAGCGGTATGTGGTCTCATCCAGGAGTGCTAACGTTTACAGTTAATGCTAAAGGTTGGGATAATCTAAAGATCCTTTAAAGACAAAAGCGGTCTGGGCAAGACCGCTTTGTTTGTCTAAGTTAAGGAGACAACATTTTTGATGTTATCTGATTTAACCATATTACAGTATGATATAATTATTGTCAAGTCATTTCATTGACAGAGGTTTCCTCCTTTACTCTGTCCTTGGCACCAGATCAATTAACTTCGGTCTGGTGTTTTTTTATTTAATTTCACAATCCAATATATATTGTGTTATGCTTATTAGTGGGAGATATTAAATATGAATGAGGTACTGATACCAGAACTCAAACAGTTAGTCGCTAGTAGCGGTCGTGGTTTTGTTGTTGTTCAAAACAATAATGTTATTTATATCGACGGCACAGGTGAATTACAAAGATACTTGCTAAAGCACAATCTTCATGTACAATCAATAGAAAACTATAACAATTTAATACATTATGTATTTGTACGTGAAGAAAGAGCAGGTGACTAAAGTTTGAATTTATTTGAAGATAAAAAGGAGATGAAGAAATGGGCGGTAGCTATGGCTAACGCTTGTGGTGGCATGCGTGCAGAACTAACATTGCAAATGTCTAAACCTGATCCTGAAAAAGTAACAGAACTTACTCAACAATTTGTGTCAGACTATAACGTTAAGATGATTGAAGCGTTAGAAGAACACAAGAAAAGAGAGGAAGAAGAATGAGTAAACCAAGTCCTATGGATAGAGATGTAAAAGTTATGTTTACTGATAAAAGCACACGTGATTTTATTATCACTGCTAGTAATGTTAAAGAAGCAGAAGAAGTGTTTGATTTAATATTTAATCACATGGAACAAAGTATAAATGATTTACTTATTCAATATGAAGTTGGAAAAAAAACAAAAGTATGGGTAGAATACCATATAGATAAAGATCAAGATATGAATGAGGAGGACGACAATGAATTTTAATCTGAATGATTATGATTTAGTAGAAGATAGAATTAAAAAATTTTGGAAAGATAATCCAAATGGAAGAATATGGACAGAAGAAATTTCTGTATCATCAGATCACCAATCAATAGTAATTAAAGCTATGGTATATGCTGACAAAGATGACGCTAATCCTATTGCAACTGGAATAGCACAGGACCAACAAGGTAAAGGTGCAAACATGGTTGCTTGGATTGAGAACTGTGAGACATCAGCTATTGGTAGAGCATTAGCTAACTGGAAATATCAAGCTAAGAAAAGACCTAGTCAAGAAGAAATGCAAAAGGTTTCACGAGCAGACCAAGAGGTGAAGCAAGAGACCAAGAGTGTAACTGATACTAGCAATAGCAACAGCTACACTCCTTCACCTTCTGTTCAAAAGAAAGTAGAAGAAGCTAAGAAGTTAGAAGAAGAAGCTAACGCATTACCATTAGAGCAACGTATTGCTAATGTTATGGAGACTGAAGTCACAGTCGTGCCTAAGTGTATGACTTGTGGTAATGAAGTCTGGGATAACAGAGCAGACAAAGCTAGTGGTAAAGTAAAAGATACTTATCCAGATTATAAATGCAAGACTAAAGATTGTAGAATATGGTACATAGATAGTTTTGCAGCAGATAAAAAAGCACCAGAACAATGGTATATGCCTACTGTTCCAGTTGTTGCTAGAGATTTGAATGAGATTTCTGATGACGAAGCACCATTCTAAACATCACATTGTAATATATCCAAACACATTAGATGAACTAGCTGAGAGAAATCCTGAAGCAGTTATCTTAGAACCACGTGAGCAATTTAATAAAGCATATGTTGGTTATGTTTATAGTTTTGATATAGAAGGTAGAGCAGTCTATGATGTTCAATTAATTATTGATAGTCTTATGGAAGATGACGGCATGGAAGAAATGGACGCTTGGGATCACTTTGGATATAACATAGAAGGTTTAGGCGTACCACATGCACCAATGTTTTTATATAAGGAGTACAAGTGAAAACATTAGATGATGTATTAGAAGGTTACACAAAAAATTGGAGAAGTTACAGTTATTATTACGACAAAATATTATCTGATAAAAGAAGGACGAAGGAAACTAGAAGAAAATTTCTCATAGAAGGCACTAATGACAGGCGTTATTGGTGGCGTTTTAGAGATACATCTAAAGATGAAGAATTGTTTTTTAGTAACAATAGTTGGGCAGAAAAAATAATAAATTTTATATGTCAGTACAACTATGATTTTTTGTACTTTCAATCACCATATAATCGTAGCAGTGTGACTATTAAGTATTGGTTTGAACAAGCAATACAAAGAGCTAATGATATAAAAAATAAAAAGGTACAAAAAAATAAACTTGAAAGTGCATTAAGTAAATTACATAAAGAAGATTTAATACAAATTTTACTTTTAAAAAACAGACAATTACAAGACATAACAAATAGATTTGAAAATTTTGAACGAAGTTATGTATTAAATGAACAAAAAACTATCAGAGCAGGACAAAGAATGAGAGCATACAGAGGTCTTGCTTGTGTAGTTTTAGATATGGACGTACAAACGGTTAATAAATTATTAAATAATGTTAAGAAAAATAAAGTTAGTTTACAAAAATCATTAGGAAAATAATGAAAGATTTAAGGTGGATAGATAATTGTATTGAGTGTGGTGTAGATAGAGAGACTACATTTACACATGACGGTAAGTGTGTTGGTTGTATTGCACACATGATTGAAGATCTTGTATAACAAGAAGTTTGATATACAGCTTGGACAGGGCGAAGAAGTAGAAGAACAACTGCGTGAGTTTTTTGCTGGCAGAAAAATAGAAGTAAAGTCAGAGCGATATATTTGGGAGAAGACTGGCAATCATTTCCTGGAGTATTCTTATAAAGGACAACCTAGTGGTATTGCAACAACAGAAGCAGACTACTGGGCATTCGTCATGGTTAAAGATGAGAAGATAGTTATCTCATACATAACACCAGTGTTCTTACTTAAAAAACTTGCACGTAAGTATTACAACACTGACCGTGATGTCATAGGTGGTGACGGTAATCAATCTAAAGGTATTCTTATTCCAATAGAAGAACTTGCACAAATTTATAAATATATATAATGGACAAATTGTGGCAAAGAATATATGATAAGAGTATGAATACTATATTGAAATCACAAGGTGCTAAAAATGTATGGGATATGTTTGAACAGTGTAATGATTTATTAGAAGCTATCACAGACGCTAAAGAGATAGAAGAAGATAATGTTATACCGTTTTTTCCTAATGGTACATGCGAAGATAGTAGCTTGATGAAACAGTTATCAGAATACGAACCAGACTTTCCAATGAAATCTTGTCCGCATTATGGTGGTGTAACAATAGGTATCGTAACACTTAAAGGTCCAGGCGAAGTCAAAGTCGTGCATGATATGAACGATTTGTTTTCTTATAGTTTCACACAACGTGGTGTGCAATTAGATTACGGAAGAATGTATAGAGAAGAAATGATACTTTATTTATCTGGAATAGCAGACATTCTTAATTCGCCAAAGGCATTAAAAGAACGGAAGTTATTTTTAAAAGATGAGCAAACAAAAACAACAGGGAACTAAACTTGAAACTTATGTAGCACGCATGCTTAATGGTGAGCGTATTGCAGAAGGTGGAAGTAAAGATAAAGGTGACGTAAAGTTTAAATGGAATGGACTAGACTTTTACGTTGAGTGTAAGGCAAGACAATCGTTGAATGTTACACGTGAATTAGCTAAGTCTATATCGAAGTCAAAGTCGGGCTTAACAGCACTCGTTTGGAAAAGATTAGTGCAGACTGGAAAAAATAAAAGACAACCAGACGGAGTACCGATTATCGTATGCTTAACACTGGATACATTTATAGATATTGTTGATGGAAAAATTGATAATGATTTTTACAGTGATCCATTTTGGAAGGAATTACCAGGATCAAAAAAATAGATAAGCAAATAGATCAATCTGGACGCAAGCTAGCACTAGACATAGCACACTTGATGAGCATAGTTGATTATGAATACAACAGACATGAACCATGTTTAGTATGCAACCATAGACTACAACAACACATAGACGGACTAGCATGTGAGAGTGATGACAAGCGAAAACAAATTGTATCTATAGATAAATGGAAAAATATTAAATACTTGACAAAGTAATTCTTATGTGATTTAATCTCTTTAAGTTAAGGAGAGTAAATGAATTGTAAATCTGATTATTGTTTTAATCTAGTTGATGTTGTTACAAACAATCAAAGAAAAAGTTGTTGTAAACCTTGTGCTGATCACTGGAGTAAAACTAAAGATAGTAAGCTAAGTAATTTTTATTGTTATCTTAATCCTAAAAATTGTGAAGTAAAAGATTGTGATACAAGACTACCAATTCATTATGGTATTCAAAAATATTGTGATAAGCATAAAAGAAAAAATCCAGTTATATACGCTGGAAAAAAACAATGGTATGAAAAAAGAAAATATCAAATATTTTGTACTATAAATTATTGTGATTGTGGAAACTTATCTTTAAATCATCACAGTAAAAATAGATCGTGTGTTAAATGTGTAATAAAAATTATAAATAACAACAACTATATTTTAGCTGATGATATTCCTAAACAATTTACACAAAGAATAAATGTGATGTGTAAAACATGCAATAGAATATCAACGAAAACAATTAGTAGATTAATACAAAGTGGTAAGGACGCTAATTGTATTCATTGCAGTAGGATAATATCTAAAGAAAAACTGATTGACTTAGCAAATAATAAAGAGAAATATCCTGGAGAGTTTTACGTATTAGAAAATAATAAATATTTTAAAATAGGAGTAACATCTAATTATAAAATTAGATACAAACATCTTAAAGGAAATAAATTACAAGAGCATATAAGAATACATTTTAGCAACTTGCAGTTAGCATATAATTTTGAAAAAAAGATTTTACATTATATAAAAGACAACGATCTAGGTTATGATGTAAATAAAATACGTGGTGGTGGTCACACCGAAACGATAGATAAAAAGAAGCTAAATCATTTAACAGTGAAAATGTTATTTGATATAGCTAATAGTTAAGGAGAACAATGAACGCAATATACCAGGTCACACTGGACTATAATGATGTCAAAGTCTTAAAACAAATAGGAACTTTTGGTAAAAAGACTACGGCAAAAACAAATATATCTAAGTTAAACGTCATAACTTTTATTGTATACGAAGAATATTTTGACGTGTTTGCTACAGATAGTTATGTATTTTCTTTAGTTAGATTTTCTACACAAAGAGAACGCAAAACAATTATGTATGTAGAAGATCCCGAACGTATAGCAGTAAGAGAAGAACAACCTATTACACCATTAGTATTTAGTGTTGATCTTTATAAATTTAATGAGTTAGTTAATAACTATTTAAAGACATATACTAAAGCTACGGCAGATAAAAATACCGTTATAAAATTTCATGGCAATTTATTAATTGAAGAAGTTAAGAACTTTACACATGTAGATGATATGACAATGGCAGTTAATAATAGCTACAGTGAAACAGTAAAAGGATATGAACGTAATAAAGAAATGTTGTATGGTATCTATAAAGAATTTCTTAGTGATAGTAAGAACGCACATTTACCAGGAAATAATAATTCAATACGTCATAAACTATACAATCATAATTACATAGCTAACGCCATGAAATTATTTACTCTTAATAAAGATAGTGACGTTGTTGATCTTACTGGTTATGACGGCAAGTATGGGCATGCACTATACATGGACAAAGTATCCTGGAGTGAAGACCACGTGACATGGAAAAAAATATGGTTAATGCCTATGAATGAAAACCATTATCGCAGTGAAGATAAAAGTAAATACAGTGAATATAAAATAGAAGGAGATAACTAATGAGCTGGTATCACGATACAAAACGAGAGTATCTATACTCTAATCAATTTAATATATTACTAGAGAGAGATCTAGTTAATGGAAACTATATATGCACGGACTTAGATGATTACTATTCATTTAAAAAAATTTATATAGGTTATCCAAAACAAACAGTATTAAAAATGTTTAGACAAGAAATAAGGGAGAGAAGATAATGACAGTTAAATTATGTGACCATAGATACGAAGTAACTTATACATTTACAGACGTAGGTTATGGGTTTAATGAAGAACAAGCTATTAATGATTGTGAGAATAGCTTAACTCAAACTCATATTTTAGATCTAATAAGATACCTGGAAGTATCTAAAGTTAATCAAGACGTTAGCATAGATGAGTGCTACTTATGTGAAGAAGAAGCTAATGAAAAAATATAAAGTATTAATTACTGGAACGTTATTTATAACAACAGATACAGAAGATAAAGCTATTAAACATGCAGATGAAATTGTTAATGATCTTCATAAGTCATTAAACATGAGTGTATTTTCTATAGCAGAAGTGATTGGAGAATAATGGAAGAAGAATATTTTATACACGAAGTTATTGTGTCAAATAGTAAAGGTAAATTGTTTTATTATCATAGCGATACTATGAACGAGAACTTTTCTTATGATGAAGAATATGATGAGCTATCTCCAATAGAGGAAGAAGAATGACGCTAGTTATAGTCGTGCTAACTGGTTTATTTATTGGATACTATTTTGCAGACGTAAAGAATAGAGAAGTTACTAAAGCATTACAATATAAACGTAACCAGGAATTAGTATTAGCAAATAAAGAGAACGAAAGACTTGACGAAATAAATAATATATTGTTAAATAAGTTAAGAGAGTTAAGGAGTAGAACATGACAGAAGAAGAATTTAAGTTATTAGTACATAAGATCCAGTCAAAACTGGACACTATAGTTAAGTCGTGCGAAGATAACAACGCAAGAGAAGAACTAACACAATTCAAAGCCGTACTAATAGATGAATTAGTTAAACTTTATGCAAATATCGAGAGAGTAAAGACAAACACACAGCAATTAATAACAGATAACCAAAAACTATTAAATGTTTTATGTGATGATTGCATGAATACATACGAATACTTATAACCTAACTAACGCCAATATAATTGCACTGGTTACCCCTTGACCAGTGCAATTATTTAATTCTTGACTATAAAATAAAAGTATGGTTTAATTGATTAAGTTAGTTAAGGAGATAAAATTGGAAACTAAAACAAACAAAGACAGTATTAATATAGCTATTCAATGTTTAGCTTGCTACAACATGGGAAAGCTAACGTTCTACTGGAAATCATTCACCAAAAACACAACGCTTGAAGAAATTGAAAACTCTTTAGACGTTGAGACCATACACACGAAGGCAAAAGTTCCTTACTTGTGTAACGGTGATGAATATATGATTACTGATTATGAGAATATAAAAATTGACGAGTACGCACAAGCAAAAGATATTTATAAACTTGTTGAGCTACTCCAGGACGTAGACGATACAGATTATATTAAAGCATATTTAGAAATAAATCATATTCAATATTTAGACCGTGAGAGTGATAGCTGGACAGAGTTCAAAGACAACGTTCAAGTCTTTAACTGGTTATCGGACGCTGAAGATTACGCAGAAGAATTTGCAAAAGACGCATATGGATTTTATGAAATAGAAGACAATTTTTTTGCTGACTGGATAAACTGGGACGGTCTAAAAGAGTACACATTAGAAACATGGTTTTGGTGTGTAGAAATAGATTTAGGTTATAAAGACGAAAAAAGTTATAACACTAGCCGTTATTTTGTATGGAGTAGAGACTAATGAAAAAATATTATTTACGTAAATGTGACGTATGCAATAAAGGAATGAGCAAAGGAATATATGCTGAAGGTATCGGAAGCGAATATTTTTGTTCTGAAACTTGCATAAAAAAAGACTGGGACAGCGTAACGTTCTTTATAACCCCTGACTATGAAGAAATAAATTATACTGAATTTATAGAATGGTTAGACGAGCAAGATGAAGAAACGCTTGACGCTTTTGTATGGGACTGGTTTAACGGTGCTAGTGAATGGTATCACGGAGACGAGCACGAATATGTTTATGATATTAACGGCACTGCTTACCAATTCGACAAAGTAAAAGAAGAAGAAATATTTGAAGGAGACGAGTAAATGAGTGATATATATAACGCTTATACAAAGCTAGAAATGGAATATGAACAACTAGAAATAATTAATTCAATTCTATGGGACTATATAAGCGAGAAGGATATAGAAGAAATTAATCAAAGACTAGAGAAGGAGACAAACTAATGGAGTTATTTATTTACGGAGTATTTACATATATGTTTTTAACAGCAATATGCCAGTACTTTATTTATGACCAAGTGACAAAACAAAACGAGCTAATGGAGTTATTAATTAACAGAGAGACTAATAACGACAAAGATCTTGATGAACTAATAACAAAGTTACTTGATTATGTTGAACATGATGAGAGAGAACACTACATAGAAGAATATGGAACAGAGAGCAATAATTATTTAATGCTTGACTGTGACCTGGATTTACACGTAGACCAGGAACCAAATGAACATATCTATCAAGTAATACATAAGTTGAATAAACTCTATAATAATGTAGATTAACTCCATAATATACGTATGGGAGAGAGCCAGCACTTCGGTGCTGGTTTTCTTTTAGTCCTGGTATCTAGTTAGATTTCAAAGAATATATGCTTGCTGGGACGGTGAGCGAGTAAGCCAGCAGACAGACGCACACCTAAGACAAAATCGAACAACACGCACACACACAACCCCACACACTACACACGATTATTAATAACCCCCGGATATCAATCGAGCGGGCGTGAAATAATATATGAATACGTCAATATTTACTTGGTAATTTCAGATCAGTGGAGGTGCTGGGAGTTGCACCCAGGTTGAGTAAGTAGTGATAATGGAACAAACATCTTACTGCTATCTACATCACCCCCAGTAGACAGTATACTATATATGGTAGGTACTATATGTAGTATTTACAATAAAAACATACAATATGTTGTGTTTATTATTGTAATCTTTAAATGTCGGATTGTAGTCGTAGCGATCCCTGTGTCACTCCCAACCCAAACCAGTTTATTAAGTGTAGTAACAATATATGCGTTCTCTCTCTCTAATAAATAAAATGTGAGGAATGTCCCTTTGCGGACGACTTATGCGGACCTGCTATGCCAACATTTATTACGACTTAATCTTATGGACCTGTTATAGGCAGGAAGTCCATAATGTTTGTTCCGATTTATTAATCTATGCTACACTATAGCATATAGATATGTCAAGTAAAGAGAAAATCACAATATGCACAGCTTCAGACTGTGTTGTCCCTTTACCAGAAGGTAGGAAGAAATACTGTAGTGAGAAATGTGGAAATAGAGTAAAGAAAAGAGCATACAGAGCCAGGAAGTCTACCAGTGACATACAGGTCATTAAAGAAGTAGATCCACAGATACAGAAGCGTAGAGGTGATTATTACGCAGTAATGAAGAAAAAAAATTTTTTTACCGACATATTAGAAGGTAAGAAGACTAAGAAGGAGATTGCTGATATATTAAATTGCAGTCAGGCGACAGTGTCCAGAGCTATGGCAGCGTATGTTGAAGACATTACGAAGCAAGCAGAGTTTGAAAAGAAGCAGCGTGATAAAGATGATGATAGCTTTGTAACCTATAACATATCTGTAGAAGATTTTATAAAATTTAGAGATGATTATTTTTTAACAGAGCAAGGTAAAAATTATGAGACACCAGACTTTCAAAAAAAATGGATTGAAGCTATAATAGATAGCATACTGCACGGAAAAAGGTTGATGATCTTGTCTCCGCCACGACATGGCAAGACTGATTTGCTAACTCATTTTTGTGTGTATATGATATGTAAAAATCCTAACATTCGTGTAATGTGGGTTGGTGGTAACGAAGATATTGCAAAGAATGCTGTAGGTTCGGTACTTGACCATTTAGAAAACAACGAAGGACTTATTCAAGATTATGGAGATTGGGACGGATTTAGACCTACAAATCGCAGTGGAAAAAGCTGGTCGTCCAGTCAATTTACTGTTGCAACTAGAACAGTCTCTGGTATTAAGTCGCCAACTCTTGTCGCTATTGGAAAAGGAGGTAAGATCCTTTCCAGAGACGCAGACCTTATTATCGCAGACGATATCGAAGATCATGGAAGTACTGTGCAACCAAGTGCTAGAGAAAGCACCAGGAACTGGTGGACGACAACTTTACAGTCACGAAAAGAAGAACATACAGGAATGGTCGTCATTGGATCAAGACAGCACCCAGACGATCTTTACCATCATCTCTTAGAAAACCAGGCATGGGAAAGCATTGTAGAACGTGCGCACGATTTAGAAATACCATTAGAAGATGAGACATTAGACCATACACCGCATTTGTTGTGGTCGAACAAACGTTCGCATAAATGGTTATTAGAACAATTACATGCTGCTGAAACTACTGGTGGTAGAGCTATTTTTGAAATGGTCTATTTGAATAAAGCAATACCAGACGGCATGTCATTATTTACAGCAGAGATGGTTGATAAGTGTTTAGATAAATCACGTAAGCTAGGTGACGTTCCACCGCATACTACATTGATTGCAGGACTTGATCCAGCTAGTACTGGATACCAAGCAGCAGTGCTTTGGGCATATAACGTAAAGACACAACAAGTATGGTTAGTTGATATTAAAAATGATCAAGGTGGTGGTATTAGTAAAGCATTAAAATTAATGCAAGAATGGTATGACAAATATTGGTTAAGCCATTGGGTAATTGAAGAAAACGGATTTCAAAGAGCTATAGGTCAAGATAAAGATATTAGAAATTGGGCAGCTACACATGGTGTACGTATTGAAGGACATCAAACGTATAAAAACAAATGGGATCCAACATTTGGTGTTACAAGCATGGTTGGACAGTATGAAACAGAGAAAATAAATTTACCATGGGCAGACGCAAAGACTAAGAATAAAGTAGGTATATTTAGACAACAACTGCTATACTTTAGTCAAGCAGGTGCTAGCAATAGTCGCAACGTTAAGACAAAAACTGACTTGGTAATGGCAAGTTGGTTTCCTATGAAGCGTATACGCACCAACGTAAAAATGATGTTGGCGCATACTCAAAACGACTATACTCCTAGTTATGCAGACTTTAAAAGTACAGATTTTAACGAGGTGCCTTGGTAATGGTTTATAATCCAGAAGAACTCTTAGTAAAAGTAGACGACTTAAAAGGAATGACCGAACATAGTGGTCATTATGAATATAGAGATAGAGTAAGAAATATTTTAAATGGTGGTTCAGCAGGTATTGCTGCATTGCTTGGCGAGAACGCAAAAAACTATGACGCTGATTTACCAGTGCCTAATCTTATACATTCTGGACTAGAACACTTAGCACAAAAGTTAGGAAGAATGCCTGACATTAAAGTTGATCCTTATGACAACAGAGATAGTGAACGTGCTAAAAGTAAAGCACAAAAATTAGAGAGAATAGTTAATAGCTATGATTTAAATTCTAAAATGGAGAAGCAATTACCACAGGCAGCTAGATGGTTACCTGGTTATGGTTTTTGTGTATGGGTAATTAGACAGAAAAAAGGTCCAGACGGAATTATGTATCCGCATGCAGAATTGCGTGATCCTTATGATTGTTATCCAGGTTACTATGGTGCAGACCAAGAACCAAAAGAAATGGCATTAGTTAGATTAGTTCCTAATGCGGTAATAAAATCTATGTATCCACAGGCACAAGTTGTCGTTGATCCAAGTGGTCAATTCCCATCAGGATATTCTAAGTTTAAATATACTGACGCTTATCAAAGAAGTTGGGATAACCATTTAGCAGACGGTACAGAACTTGTAGAGTTTTATGATGAAGAAGGTACATACATTTTCTTACCAGATCAAAAACAGATTTTAGATTTTATTCCTAATCCATTAAAGTCTGGTCCAAGATTTGTTATAGCTAAAAGATTTAGCTTTGATAGATTGCAAGGACAATATGACCATGTATTAGGTTTAATGGCAGCTATGGCAAAGATTAACGTATTATCAATCATTGCTATGGAAGACAGTGTATTTACTGAAACTAACATTATCGGTGAATTAGAAAGTGGAAACTACAAGCGTGGTAGATTTGCAGTAAACTATTTTACTCCAGGTTCATCAGTTACAAAACCACCTAACAATGTACCGTATCAGTTGTTTCAGCAAATAGATAGAATTGAAAGACAGTTAAGAGTTGGTTCTAGCTATCCAGTATCAGATGACGCAATATCTCCCAATAGTTTCGTTACTGGTAGAGGACTGCAAGAATTACTATCATCAGTCGATCTCAACGTAAAAGAATATCAATTAGCACTTAAAGACGCATTACAAGAATTGGATATGAAACGTTTAGAGATGGACGAAGTGCTTAACGGTAAACAAACAAAACCATTAGCAGGATATTTCCAAGGTACAGCTTATGCTGAAAGTTACAATCCAGAGCGTGATATTTCTGGAATGTATAGAACAAGACGTGTCTATGGAGTTATGGCAGGTTTTGATGAACCAACTAAGATTGTCTCTGGACTTCAATTATTACAAGCTGGAATTATAGATAAAGAAACGTTACAAGAAAATATGGACGGTCTTGAAAATGTACAAAAGATTAATGATAGAATATTAAAAGATGAAGCAGAACGTACATTGTTTCAAACATTAAAGGAACAAGCAAGTCAAGGCGATCCAAAAGCACTTATGGCGTTAGTACAAATTTATAAAACACCAAGCAATATGCAAGAAGTATTAGATAAGTTTTATACAGCTAATGAACCAGAAGTTCCAGAAGCAGAAGCAGCTATGTTAGAACAAATGATGGGAGGTGGTCAACCAGTACCACAAGGTCCAGCACCAGACATTCGATCATTACTATTACAAGGATTACCACAGGGATAATGGGATTTATAGAAAACGAAAGCAACAATAAAAAATTTGCAGACATCTGCAATAATTCTTTATTTGATGTATGGCAACGATCACAAGAATACATAGAAGATATTGAAGAAGATGAAGAAGCTACATACTCTGCATTTCCGCAAGGTATGGTTGTTCAATATATTCCAAATGGATTAATCATAATGTTTAATCCGCCACCAGAAGGAGAAGAATATGGCGAATGGTAGTAGTAGAGATATGGGCAGAAGGGGCGGAAAAAAAAGTACCGCACCAGCAAGACCTGCCGCAG